ACAGCAAGTAAAATAAATGGTAAAACTGTATATACAAAAGGATTAAATGTATGAAAATGAAAGTAGATACAAAAGGTTATACACAAAGAGAATGGGATAGAGTTGTAGGTTATGGCAAAGTCCCAAAAGAGTATCAAAAAAAATAATGTTCAAACATAAACTTGATTTAAATATACCAGAAATAAAAGCTAAGACTACTGATGGTATAAGATTATATGAAACACCAGAGGGTAATTTTTATCCATCTATTACTACAGTATTAAAGAATAGAGGTAAAGAGGGTTTATTTGAGTGGAGAAAACGAGTTGGTGAAGATGTTGCAAATTATGTTGCAAGAAAATCTGCAACCAGAGGAACTCAAGTACACCATTTTTGTGAAAAGTATTTAGACAATGGTTATGAAAACAAAGATTGGAATGAATATAAAAAAGGTAGGTTTCTATCTTATTGTATGTTCTCACAACTAAGACCACATTTAGATAAACATATTGGTCTAGTGCATTGTCAAGAACAAGCACTATGGCATAATTATTATAAGATTGCTGGTAGAGTAGATTGTATTGCAGAATACAATGGTGAGTTATCTGTAATTGATTTTAAAACAAGTACCAAAGAACGAGAAGATAGTTGGAATGAAAACTATTATATACAAGCTTCTGCATATGCAGAGATGTATCAAGAGAGAACATTAAACTCTATAGAACAGATAGTTATTCTAGTAGTTACAGAAGACGGAACAGTTCAAAGTTTTGTGAAAAATAAAAATAATTACTTACACTTACTTGACAAAGAGTTAAATGTGTATTATAATACAATGGAAACTGGAATATAATATAACAGTTTATTCACATAACTTACAGAAATGTTTGTTATAAATAATAAGAATATGCGTTGAAGATAATTTGACGATAGACTGGACGAGGGTGCGATTCCCTCTACCTCCACCAACCCTAATGAGGGGGTAATGTAGGGTCGACAGATATAAGAGAATTATTGGAGTATATGGGTGAACGCCTTATAGTTCAACACTAATAAATGCAAACGATAATTTTGCATCTCAAGATTTTGCACTAGCTGCTTAATCGGATAGGGTTCGGTGAGTTCCTAGTAACAGAATACTCACCATTATATTAACTGAGTGGTCTGCGGCCAAATGCAACCAGCACTCTCTAACCTAGCTAGGAGAATAACATGGCATGGACTAAACCAACTATTACTGAAATTTCAGTAGGACTAGAAATTAATTCTTATGCGTGTGCAGAGAAGTAATTAGAAAAAGGGTAGACAATAATATCTTCAAGATTTGAGTCTACCCTATTTTTTTATCATGACCCCAAAAACATTTTCACTTTACATAGAAAAAGAAGTTCAGTCTAAAAATATATCACACATGGATGCTGTATTAGAGTATTGTTCTAAGAACAATCTTGAACCAGATAGTGTGATTAGTTTGTTGCAAAAACCTTTGAAAGATAAGATTGAAGCAAATGCAAGAGATTTAAACTTCTTACCTAGAATGAGTAAACTTCCTATATGATTACTATGGATGCTTTTAATGCATATAAAATATACATGGGTTTGAAAGCTCATTTCAATTCAGATTATGATTTCAAAAAATATAGTGGTAAAACTACTGCAAGTAAATCAAGTTACTTAAAGAGAAAAGATAAGTTTTTCTTTGGTAAAGTTTCTAGAAGATATGGTGAAAAAGTAAAAGACTTTTTCGTATCAAACTTTTTAAAAAACGAAAGAGGATATATTGGGGAGTTCAACGAAAATAATTATGTTGAATGGAAAAAAAGAATCGAAAGTTTAAAATATATTTTTGAACAAGACATGAATATTTTGTTAAACCAAGTTACAGATTTTAATAGATTATTTTTAGTAGAAAATGGACAACATCCTATACTTTTTAGAAACTACTTATCTAAAAGAATTAGTATTGAAACAATGATTATTTTAAATAAACTTGTAGACTATCAAAAAGATTGGGATAAAAATATACAAGAAAATGTAGTGTGGCCATCGCATAAAAAAGTATTAAAAAATTATGATTCACTATTGACATTTAACGAAACAGAGTATAAAATGGTAGTTATTAACCTTACAAAACGGAGATAACATGAACACTACAAACGAATCATTAGTTAGAGAAAGAGATTTTTATCGTAGTAAACTAGAAAGTCTTGAAAAACAAGTTAAGACACTAGGAACAGATTGTGCATACTTACAGAAACAAAACGAAACTCTTAAAGTAAAACTAAAAGAACAAAACGAAAAATCTTTCTATAGAAACAAAAAATTTAGGAGAAACTAAATGCGACAAAGATTTACCTTTATTAAAACAAATGAAGTAGAAGAGGACTTTGACGAAGAAGAGAGAGTCGAGTTAGAAACTGTTGTTGAAAATACAGATTTAGAAGCTCTCGAAGAAAAGTTTGAAAACTTTCTAAAAGGTTGTGGTCACGATGACATATCTGTAAGTCTTAGTTTGTATGAAAATGACACAACAAGTAACAACAGTACATTTTCGTCTTATGATGATGTAGAAGATTTAGAAGATGAATTAGAAGATGTAGATAATGTTACTAAATTTAAAACAAAACCATATGATGAAAACAAACCCTCAGACTCCGAATAATATATTTGTTTTAGGAAATGGTGAATCCAGACATGGATATAACCTAGAACAGTTTAAACAGTGGGGTAAAATCTATGGGTGTAATGCATTGTATAGAGACTTTAAACCAGATGGATTGATATCAACAGATTGGGCTATGATGCACGAGATATATTCATCTGGTTATTGTCTTGATAACAAATGTTATTTTAGACAATGGAAAGTATTACCTTATCAGTTTTATGATATGATGCAATATTCTGGTTTAGAACAAAATGGATTGCAAGAGTTAAATAAAAAATTAGAAGAATACAAACTACCAACAGTAGATAAATTTATTCACGAGAGTAAAAAAATAAAAGATTTTGGTAATTTAGTTTGTCATGGTATAGACCCACAAAGGTTTCAAGAGTGTATGGAAGAATTGATTGCAGAGTTGAAAAATCTTTCTCCAGATGAAATTAGACAAAAACTTGGTAATGCTGGTTTATGGATTACATGGGTTGATGATAATGATAAAGTTAAAGATTTAGATGATTTCTTTGGTGGTGAGTTTATGGGTTGGAGTTCTGGCCCTACTGCTGTACGAGTTGGTATTGAAGAAAACAAAGATACTACTCATGTATTTTTATTAGGTTTTGATATGACAAAAGAAGGTCTTGTAAATAATGTTTACAAAGATACTGATTGTTATGTTACTAGTGGGTGTAAGTTTATTAGTCCAGTAAATTGGATTGAACAACATACTAAGAACTTTGAAAAATACCCACATATAAAGTTTTACAGAGTCATGAACGATGAATCTCAAATAGAGGAATGGTCAAAATATGACAATGTAAAAACAATTAGATATGGTGCAATGTTTGGACATTGTGCAAGTCCAAATGATAAATTTGGTTGTATCTGATTGTATAAATAACATTATATTATGATTAAGTGAAGATAAAATAGCATATAATAGCATACGGAGAAATAATATGTCATTAGATACGCTTAAAAAGTCTAATTCCTTAGACAAGATACTGGCTGCAGTTGAAAAAGAATCTGCACCAGTAGAAAAACAATCATATGTAGATGAAAGACTCTGGAAACCAGAACTAGATAAATCTGGTAATGGTTATGCAGTAATCAGATTCCTGCCTGCACCACAAGGTGAAGAAATGCCTTGGGCAAAGTTATGGAATCATGCATTTCAGGGGCCTACTGGTAAGTGGTATATTGAGAACTCACTCACTACACTAAATCAGAAAGACCCAGTATCAGAGTACAATAGTAAACTGTGGAACTCTGGAGTTGAAAGTGATAAAGAAATCGCTAGAAAACAAAAGAGAAAACTACAATACTATTCTAACATATACATTGTTTCTGACCCAAAGCACCCAGAGACTGAAGGTAAAGTTTTCTTATTCAGATATGGTAAGAAGATTTATGATAAGTTGATGGAAGCTTTACAACCTCAATTTGAAGATGAAACTCCAGTAAATCCATTTGATTTCTGGGAAGGTGCAAACTTCAAATTGAAAATCAGAAAGGTTGACGGATA